TTCCTAACTATGATTTCTCGTAGTTAGGAAGATCGGTTGTGACTCTAAATGGTTTATCTGGTAGTATAGCACAAATGCTACCAGCATGATACTTTTCTGCTCTATTGATATGATCATCAAAGCAAGGCCAGCCATGCCACTCATTACACGAAGTACGTTGTAGTTGAATGCATAGATGTTTAAGTCGCAGTCAGTGTCGAGGTATAAGTTCTTGAACGCTGACGCTGATTCACCCGCACGGCCGAGAGTTAACGCGAGTGTGGCGTTATCAATGCGTGAGAAGTTGCATGTGCCTGAAGGTTGGTGTTCTTCAGGTGTGAGGGCGAATGAGTATACGTTTACACCATCGTTAGGTGTGTTGGAGAAGCATTGGTAGGGTTGTACGTAGTTGAAGTAGTCACCGTCACGTTGGTCGAATCTGTCGTGGCCGTTGAGTTGGAGGAGGCCAAGGGCTACAGGGTTTTCGGATCTGTCGAGTTGGAGACCGTAGTTGTCGTATTGGTATACGATGATATCTCTGTCGGCGGCACCATCACCTGAACCTAAGCGAGCAGAGGCACCAGTTGTTGAAGCGTTGGCTTCAAAGGCATCCGCTGATTGAGACGCAACGTCAATGGGGAGGAGGTCACCAGTGATTGTAACGTTATCTACGTTAAATACAGTATAATCTACAACAATCGCTTTAGCAGCATTGAAATAACCGATGTATGTGGAGTTGTTTAAAGTACCGGGAAGTACATAATCACCATCATGTACGATTGAGCCAGATGAGATTAAAGCCCAGCCAAGGATGAAACGTTTGGTGGCTTGTAAAAGCATGGCGTTGGAATCAGTGGCACTGTAACCTAAGAAACGGTTGCCTGATGTGTAGCGACCTAAGCGAACTACCCAAGCAAGGAATTTGCAAGGGTGGTTGAATGAGAGGCGGGTGCGTGTGTTTACTGTGTTGACTGATTCAGTTGAGGGGAATTGAACTTGTTCGATGAGGTATTCGTGTGTGGCTTGGGCAAAGCGTTTGCGTTCTTCTTGGTCGAGGTAGATGTAGTCTACCCAGAGAGAGGCATCGAGAGTGGGCTTTGTTACCCATGTGAGTCCATTGTTTAAGCTTACTGTTAAGTATTGGAGTTGTACAAATTCAAAGTAGATGCGGACTTCGTGGTATTGGAGGGCAATGAGAGGGATGCCGAGACCGTCGTGTCTGCAGTTGAAGAATTGGAGAGGTACGTTGATTACGTAGGCATCGTGGCTTGTGGCGAGGGTTGTGTTGACGGGTACGTTACCTACCATGCGGGCATAGCCACGTTCTTGGCCTACTTTGTGGGTGAGTTCGTACCAGATGTTGAGCCAGTCACCGTATTGTTTGTCGATTTGGGTGCCGCCAATTTCGAGGTAGTAGTTGTCGATTACGGCGTGGCCTACGTTGGAGACCCAAGCCCATTCTTGATCTTCACTGGCTTCACCGGCACCGAGTGTGGCACGGAGGTACATCTTTGTAACTACATCGGCGTTACGGGTTAATTGTACGTTGGCACGGGCACCGAATGTGGGTGTGCCTGTGAATGTTTGTTCGATCGCTTCGCTGGCGAAGTTTGTGTGTCTACGATAGACCACTTTAAAAAAAGTGATTTGCGGGTTACCAGTTCGGGTGAGATCTTTTAAGTTTCCTTAAAAGCCGGACTATACCTTAGGCCTTCATTGAGAATTGCTAGTTCTCTCCGACCCACTTACATCTAGTCTCTGGACTGCATCCATAGATCTTGCATAACGATCATTAGGACTTGGCTCAGTGCTCATCAATTTAGGATAATATTAATTATTCTTTTATCCACATCTGCCTGCTTGTTACCTTAGAGACTATTACTAATCTCAAACCCTAGTTTGCTATTCTAGGCCATTAAATTATTTCTAACTTAACTTGGTACAGGATGTAAAGAAATATATAATTCTACTTTTACTTTATGATTATTTATTAATGATTCAACAATTTTATTATTTTTTTTGTAATTTTCTATTTTTTCACATGGTCTAATATTTTTCCAATTAAAACATTTTTTAATCTCTTCTTCATTTTCAAGATTAAAATTGCTACATGGTGTTACATGGTCAATATCCCAATATGTTCCTTGATTATCCCAGTTCATATTTTCATCAAATTGATATTCAATCCATTTAAGAAAATATTCTAAACTTACTCCAAGATATCCAAGAATACTATTTGATATTCTTTTACCAGTAACTGTTTTATTAAAACGTGTTCGTAAAATTTTTTTTATTCTAAATTGTTGATCATTTTTATAACGTTCTCTATCACGTGCATTTGTATGATCTTTAGTTGTATTATCATACTCTTTTTTCCAAATTTTTCCTTTAGTATCATACCATTCATTTTGTTTTTTCTTAATAATATTATGATTTTCTTCTCTGTATTCTTTTGCATAATTATTAGTACATTCTTTACAACGATGATGGTATATATTTTTATTTTTATCTCTGATACTATATTCGGAAATATTTTTTGTTTTATTACACGTGTTACAGACTTTTTCTGTCATATTATAAAATTATATTTCTTTTACACTTTTACAGCTTTACGATTTCGCCTGAATTTGAAAGTGTTGCAATTGATTATATTACTAATTATATTTCAATTTTTTATTATAATCAATCACTAGCGGTTGTGAATATAAATTGACGGTGGAAATCAATTTAAAATGTATATCACTAACTGAATTATCTAAAGAACCTATACATATGTTCTTTAGCAGACCGCTTTTCTACCCAACTAGTTTAGGTATACGTCTTGCGACGACCCCTATAGTTTCCTATAGGGACTGACTATATCTTATGATTCTTAATACATGTTTTATTACACATATAAGAACCCGAATGCCGTCTAGTCGATGAACTGCATTCCTTATTTTATTAGACTGTTTAATCTGTCTAATTCATTTAAAGCTAATTTTAATTTTTCTGGCATTGTTAATTTTTTTGATCGAAATGTTCTACCTATTTTAGATGGATGATTATTAATTCTATATCCATCTTTAATTGATCTAACATATTTAGGTAAATTATTATCTTCTATTTTTTTTCTCTCTCTTTTTTCTAATATTTTACCTACATTTTTTCCAATCATACTAATTCTTTTTTTTTCACTAGATTCAATACTTTGTTTATTATTTATATTTCCACCAGTAGTTAAATTATAACCATTTGGGGATAATGAATTATATGACAATATATATTGTTGTTCTTTTTCATTTAATTCTTCAAAAGTATTGCATTCACATATTAAGCTTACTTTAAAATTATCAGATCCATATTTTCTTATTGCATTATCTAATAATCTACAGTAATTTAAGTTTCTATTTGCTTCACTAATATGTGCTTTCCATCTAGCTAAATATCCAGATTTTTTTCCAGAGTTATAATGTTTAACAGTTTGACCAATATATTTTTTTCCACTTGGACTTTCTATTAAATATATATCACCCATTGTTATACTATTATATAATAATATTTTAACTTTAAATAATAAGGAACTTGGCTGCTCATTGCCCATTTTTAAAAAGATTATAAATCTTTAAAATATCTTTCAAATTTTCACGTTAATCTCAATAGATAAATCTATTAAAATAAATCCAAGTTTTTACTCTTGGCCATTAGGTATATTACTATCCTAATTTCGTATTGAAAGCTTTAGGGGGTTCAAGCAATTTGACATTCTTGCCTTTAAAAAAGACTAGCAGGTTATATAAAAAATTAACTTTTTAAGGTTACGTAAACCATCAGATAATTTTTCTTGATATTTACACAGGTTTATTCAGTAAGGTATATCAAGAACCTTACTGACTGCCTACTGTTGGTGCCCAAGATCGGAATAAAGCACCATAAGCTACGAGTTGAACTAAGCCACCACCCATTTTTTAGTATATAACTATGTTTCAGAAAAATATTTTTTGAGAATTAACCCCAAATTAACAAAAAATTTAATTAAAAATTAATTAATAACTAAATATTTTTCTAGAGGATCAGAATTTTATTAGTAGTATTATAATTATTTCATCATATTTCCTAGCCATCATATAGATCAGAAAAAATATATTTATATAATTATTATCACATGATTTTCATCAAAAAAATATATCAAAATTTTTATTCAAACGTAATACATATTTCTTTTCTACTTAAATCTTTTTCTTGAAGTATACTATGTCCACATTTAAGGAAAAAACTACCAAATATTCTTCTTTTGTAAATAATAAAAACAAGAAAAAACAAGCTAATATTCAAGATACCGTTGATATCTGTCATAATAAAATGATGGAGTCTTTCCAAAAGAGTAAATCTGGTGTAGAGAAATGGAATCAAAAAATAGAAAAATACAAGAAAGAAATAGAAAAAATAAATTCTCTTGAACCTAGTCTAGATAATTCAAATAATAAACTTTTTTATGAAGAAAAAATTAAAATGTTAGAGAAGAATATTAATGAAGTTAAAAATAATGATGCAGAATTAGATTATTTTTATAATACTATGGATATTCTTGTTAATTATTATGATACAAATGCAAATATTTCCAATAAAGCTACTTTATTAAATGATTATCTTAAAATTACAACACAAACTACTAATAAATTATCTCATAAAACTATTCTTGAATGTCCTGAATGTCAAACAGAAATGACTGTTCATCAACATGATGGATTAATTGTGTGTACTGTGTGTGGTAGATCTAATGATATATTATTAGATACAGATAAACCAAATTATAAAGAACCAGTACAAGCTAGTAAAAACTATACTGCATATAAAAGAAAGAATCACTTAAATGAGCGTATTAATCAATTTCAAGCAAAAGAAACAATTGATATTCCTCCTGAAATTTATGAAGAAATTAAACAAGAAATTAAAAAATTAAGATTAGATAATGATAGTATCAATCATAAAATAATGAGAGATATTCTCAAGAAATTGGGTCATAACAAATATTATGAACATATCACTCATATTATTTGTTTCTTAACTTGTAAATTACCTATTACTATATCACGTGAAGCTGAACATAAAATAGATATGATGTTTGAAGAAATCCAAGAACCATTTGAATTACATAAACCAAAAAATCGTAAGAGTTGTTTGAATTATAATTATTTGATGCACAAATTTTTTGAATTGTTAGAATTGGATGATTTTTTAATTTATTTTCCTTTGTTGAAAAATAGAGATAAGTTACAGGAGGTGGATGCTACGTGGAAATTGATTTGTGATGACTTAAATTGGGAGTATTTTCCCTCGGTGTAAAAATATTTGGGAACTTTTTCCCGAATATTTAAAATTAATAAAAAATAATAAAAAAATATTTTAATATCAAAAATAATATTAAAATATTTAAAAGAGAAATATAATAAAAATTGAAATAAATAAAAATAAGAAATAACTTAAAGAATAATACCTAATTTTTTGCTGAAAAAATCATAAATACCTAATTTACTGCTGATTTTTAATAAATAAATTAAGTATTTTATATCAGGATCTATAAATAGTAAATAATATTATTATATAAATCAATGTTACTTTATTACCTAAAATTTGCTGAAAAAATCAGACGTAAATTATATATTTCTTAATTTATAACTTTTCTATTTTATCCCTCTCTATTTATTAATATATTTATATTAATATTTATTTCCTCTCTCTCTCTAAAAAAATAATAATAATAATAATAATAATAATAATAATACAATAAGAAATAATAAAAGTAATATAATAAAATGTCATTAATATGGTATAAAAATATTACCTAATATTTTGCTGAAAAAATCAGCAATTACCTAATTTACTTCTGATTTTGCTGATTTTTCAGAAATATTTAAGTAAATAGAATTATAGAAGAATATAATTATGAAAATATATGAATGTGAAAAATGTATGAAAATCTTTTCGCAAAAAAGTGCATATGATAATCATATCTCAAGAAAATATCCATGTATTAAAAATACAGAAACAGAAGATATTAAAAATAAATGTAGTAATTGTAATAAAATATATTCAACTAAATATAATTTAAAAGTTCATATGAATTCATGTAATAAATTATTAGAAAATGAAAACCTGCAACAAATCGAAGAGTTAAAGAAGATGTTTGAGAAAAAATTTGAAGAACAACAAAGAAAGATAGAAGAACAACAAAAACAAATTAATGAACTATCTCATACATCTGAAACTAATAATAATATTACTATCAACGATAACAGCACTACCACAAATAATAATACTATTAACATCTATTCCTCCGGCAAAGAAGATCTTACAAGATTATCCCAAGAAGATATTATCAAATTATGCACATCAGGTACTTATTATCCAATAATCGCCGCTGAAATACTCCATTGTAATGAAAAATATCCTGAATTTCAGAATGTTCTTATTTCCAATTTAAGATCAACAACAGGATTAATAAAAATTAATGATAAATGGATAACAAAATCACAAGATGAACTTTTAAATAGTATGATGCGTGTAGATAAAAAACATATATCTACATTAATTAAAGAACTTGAAGTTGAAAAAAAACTTCAAGTTAAATTAGAATCAACCCAAGATGAAATTGATACAAATGAATGCAAAGAGCATCATAAAGATAAAATAAAACAAAAATTATATGATGCTTCTAATATGATAAAAAAACATAAAAAACAATCAGAAAAACTATAATCTTATTCCTCAGTTTCATCATATACTTCTTCTTCAACTATTTTATCATCAAATTCATCATCATCATCAATAACAGTATCCGTATCATCAATATCATCAATACCATCTTTATCATCTTTTTCACTATATCCAGATCTAATTACAATTGAAAATGGAATTTTAAGTTTAGTCAAAATATCTTCTAAATCTTTTTCAATTTCTTTCTTTGAATTTTTAGAAGAATAATTTTTACAAAAATTCAACCACCATTTTTTTGATTTAGAATTATAAAAAATGTATCTATATTTTGCCATTCCAGGTTTCCATGGTGTAGTAATCTTCTTTGCACCTTTATTTATATAATCAATATATTTACATTTTTTATTCTGATCTAACTTCATTGGAGGCTCATCACGTTTACGTTTTAATGATTCTTCTAATGATTTTACTCTTTCATCTAATTTAAAAATAGTATCAGCCAATTTATTTAAAAATGCTATTTGATTATCAAAATTACCACTTATTTTATCAAAATTATCATTTAATATATTTTGATCTAGCCTTCTTTTTTCTATTACATAATCAACTCTATCAGACAATGATGTAAGAAATTTATTCATAGTCACGTGCTTTTCAACATTATTTACTATGTCAATTAGACACTCGGATACAATTCTTGAATCTTCTTGAGAAGTCATCTGTGCGAAATACTATCTCATAAGATTACATAATAAGATAAATTTTCAATTTTTAATAAAAAACTGAAAATTTTACTATATATACCTAAATACTATATACTAAGCTAATAATATAATCTAAAATATGTCTAAAATTATCCATGATAGAACCAACAGGTACATTGACCACAAAACCTCTATTTTATATGAACGTGTCTATCTAGCAATTCAAGATAAAATTTTTGATGCTGAAAATTATGATAATTATGAAATTGATTCAGACAATAATATTTATATAACATATTCATTAAAAAGAGATGAATATATTATAGTAGATTCTCATAATCTAATTGAAAATCAAATTAAAAAAAAATATCGTAGAAGACTAGAAGCAAAACTTGAAGAACAAGGATATTTTGTAGAATATGATGAATCAGAAATTCATGTTTATTTTGAAAAACCTATGAAAACTGATAATTCGGATATTAGTAGTATTGAACATGTTAGTGATGAACCTGAACAAAATATTTTGAAATATAAAAAAATTGGTGTAGGAAAACTTATCACTGGTGCTGAAGATTCTGGTGTATATGACTTTGGTGATGAAGAAAATTAATTTAATTAGTTGACCAAGAACATGTATAATATGAATTGTTATTAATTTTTGTATTTTTTTGTGTTAATGGATCAGGACAATAACATGTTGAATCTGTAGATAATCCATTCCAATCACTAGGATTTAATGTATAAGGTGTTTCATCACATGTAGTTGTATTAAAAGATGGATTTTGTTGTATTCCTTGTTGTGTTGAATTATAAATGTTATTTTGTTTACTAGGATTATTTTGTGTAAAAGGATTATTTCTATTATTAGGATTATTAGGATTAGATAAATTACGTGTACTAGATGCATCCACTGAATCTACAGTTGATGTATTATTAGAAAGTTGACATTTATATAATGTTGTATCTCCTAATTGTTTTGCAACTTGTATTTGATCTGGAGGACATACACATGTTGAATCAGTAGTTACATCACTTACATACCAACTATCATTTGGATTTAAACTACATAAATTTTCTACTTTCTGCATATATTATATATAAAGAAAATAATTAATAATTAGGCCATAAACAAGTATAATAAGAATTGTTATTAATATTTGTATTAATTCTTGTTATGGGTTCTGGACAAATACATGTTGAATCAGTAGATAATCCATTCCAATCATTTGGATTCATTGTACCTGGAGTTTGATCACATGTTATAAAATTAGTAGAATTAATAGAATTAGTAAGATTAGTAGAATTATCTGAATTAGTTTTATTTTTAATATTTGTATTATTTGTAGTATTAGTAGTATTAGTATTATTTGTATTATTTGAATTAGTAGAATTAGTAGTATTAGTAGTATTAGTAGAATTAGTAGTATTTGTTGTATTTGTAGGTTTAGTTGTATTAATTTGATCAGTTGTACTAATTAGAGTAGTGGATTTATTAGCTTTATTTGTATTCGTATTATTATAATTAAATATATTATAATCACCTGAATCTATTTCAGAATCTGAATTAAGTTGACATTTATATATTTTTTGACTTCCTATTATTTTAGATACAGATGATTGATTAATACGACATATACATGTTGAATCAATTGAAACATCATTACTGTAAAAACTATTACTTGGATCTTTACTACATAAACTAAGAGACATTCTTTCTATTATTTGCATCTTTCTTTATATAAAGAAATTATTTAATTTTCTTAAATTCTTTTACTTGCATCATAACTAATTTAAGAAATTCATCTTTATTCTTTCGTGGTTTTAGTTCTTTCTTAGCATTTTTAAATGTTAAATCTAATGTTTTAGGAACTACTATACCAAATAAATCCATGTATAATTTATTATTTCCAAATCCTTCATAATTATTAATATTCAAATCTAGTTTTTTACAAAGAATATCTAATTCTTTTTTCTTGAGTGATTCAACTTCCATTAATTCAGGGATACCAGGATTCATATCAAAAATAATTTCAGAATTTTTTAACTTCCATATTTCTCTATATTTTTCATAATAATATTTCTTCTTGCATCCAAGAGATAATAATATATTAATCCCTTCATCAAAATCATTTATAATAACTTCATTTTCAATTGGAAATTTATCTGTAAGATTATTTTTAATAGTCATTGTAACACGATGACCTTCGTCTCTTACTCTGATATATTTTTCACTATTAGTATGATCAGAAAAAACAATAACTCTAAATTTAAATGTGCCAAAATATTTTGCTCCTAATTCTTTTAGTTTAGTTATTATTTCTTTTTTATTGTAAGAATTAAATCTATATTCATATTCTTTGGGCATATACTAGAATAATAATTTAATTTAAGTTATAAATATAAAATAATTTATAAATTAAGTAGAATAAATATGCCAATAGGAGATATCAAGCTAGAAGTTCGAGGAGATGTAAATTTTCTCACCGATTTTCCTCAAGTAAGTTTCTTTGATGTAATTTACAAGCGTCATACTAACTTTGCAACAGAATCATTATATATTCCTATGGATGGCACGCAAGGATTTGGTGAATTATTAACGTGTGTATTACCTAAATCTGGTGATCTAATTCATAAACAATATTTTGCTGTTACACTATCAGAGGTAAATATTCCTAGAGTAACACCTTTTAGTGGAATAAGTAGAAGTGATAACAAAACAAATTATACATCTTTTTTGAATTTTTTAAATATATTATATCCTGTTTATAGAAATATTGTATCTGAACAACAGAATATTAACTTTAATATATCAGATATTATTACTATATTAACAACAGTATCTAATTCAAAAGCATATGGTGATATAGTAGGTACAGCTGTTTATACAAGTATTTTTGGAGTTAAATATGATTTTGTAGCAGAATTTAATACTTATATAGATCCAACTCAAGCATTTAATCAAACAACAGGTTATTTAAATTTAGCTACTTACAATCAATTTATAAGTGTAACTAAATATTATGATAATTTATTATTTAATTTAACAAAAGAATTTGGTACTCAAAATAATTATTACTTTGGATGGAAAGATAATTTAGGTCATAGATTAATTCAACAAATTGATTTAGAAATAGGCGGACAAAAAATAGATAGACAATTTACAGATTGGTTAAATATTTGGTCAGAATTAACAATAAATTCATTAATGAAACCAACTTATAACAAAATGATTGGAAATATAGATATATTAACTACATATGATGGTACTGCAAAACCACAATATCAGTTACTAATACCATTACAATTTTTTTATAACAGATATTTAGAATGTTGTTTACCAATTATCTTTTTTAGATATCATGAAGTAAAAATTTCAATTCAATTGAATAATTTATTTAATATTGCACAAATAGATCCTCAATTATTATTAGATGGAGTAAATATTGACGATTATGTAAGTATATTAGATGCAAGATTATTAACAGAATATATTTATTTAGATGAAGATGAAAGAAAGAAATTTGCTACTTATGCACATGAATATTTGGTAGATTATGTTCAAGAATATAATGTAGATTTAATAAGTCAAGTTCAAACAATTAATTTTGATTATTTTAATTCCGTAAAATCAATTTATATGATAATTCAAAGTAATCAATCATTGAGCTATAATGTATATAATTATAATACAAATATAGTAATTGAAGGTTCTATTACAAGTGAGATTCAAAATGGTATTACTGTTCCAATTTTTATAGTAAATGATAATTTTGTAAATCAATTTACTATAGATTCTACATATATTGGAAAAACAGTTACTCTTACAAATTCTAAATTTTATAATAATACATATACAATTACTGCGATTAATATTAATCAATTTACATTTGATGGAACATATGAAGGAGATGATACTGCAATCTTAATTTATACACAGTTTAATAATCCAACTGGTCCATTAAATACATTTGAATTATTATTTGAATCATATGATCGTCAAAAACAATTAGGTGCTGATTATTTAAATTATATTGTACCATATAAATCTCACTCATGTATACCTAGTGATGGTGTATATCAATATACATTTTCTCTATCACCAGAAGAATATCAACCTTCAGGTTCTTGTAATTTTTCTGCATTAAGATATAAATCAATGATATTAGGAATGTCAGATGATTTTTGGAATTATGCAAGTCAATATAATGTTGATGGATCTAATAAAGCTAAATTAACTATTTATGGTTTAACCTATAATATTTTAAGATTAGCTAATGGTATGGGAGCTTATTATTTTGGTGCTTAATTTATTTAAGAATATTGTTATTAGATCAAGTTAAAAAAAGTGTAGAAAGATTAACTGGATCTTCTTCAAAAGATTTACCAATTAAAGATAAAAAACCAGATAACGATTCAGAAATTTAAAAATATTAGTATTATATATATACAAATGCTTGATAGTTTAGAACATATTGTTCATTCAGTAGTTTTAGGTGCAGTATTATATTTTGGTATGGTTAATGGATTACAACAAAATAAAGAAGTAGCTTTAGATAGAAGCACATTAATTGCTGCGGTATTTTTAGCATACATGGTTTTATTTGGCCATAATTTACCTACCAATGTTAATAAGAATATATTTTAAAGAGTTTAACATCGGTGTAATTTGACTTGTTAGAAATCTTCGATTTCTATAAACTCTTCGAGTTTAGCGCTTGTGCTAACAAATTTAAGAACACTTTTTGAAAAAAAGCGTTCTTAAATTTGGCACTTCACGGTATAATTTAAAACAAGTTGAAACAAATAAGAAAACTAATCAACAAATCGAAATTATAAAAAAGAAATCTTAATATATTTTATTTCAAAATATATTAAGATAATTATATAAACATTTTTCCAAATATAATTATAAGTGAAATAATATGGGAGGTGGTCTTTTGCAAATTTCCGCAAATAGTGCAACAGATCCTATTTTCAATGATCCGAACTATACACTATTTTTAGCTGTTTATCATAAGTATACACCGTTTTCAATTCAAGATTATACTTTAAAATTATCCAGTATTAGTGATTTTGGAAAGAAATTAGAAGTTACTATTCCCAAAATAGGTGATTTATTAACAGATATGGTTTTAGTTGTAGATTTACCTGAAATTAATGGAGAATATTCATTTACAAGTCAATCAGAATACGTAAATTCCATAACAAGTCAATTTACATTTAGTATTATGAATGATATTAATCAATATCAAGAAAATTTATACAAATTAAATTTGGGTAATACAATGCAAGTATATTTAGTACGTGATAGTCAAATTGGAAAATATCAACTTTTACTACCTTTATTAGATACAACAATGTTTTTAACAGAAGGTAAAAGTGATAAATATTCACTCACTAATTTTTTACAAAATAATTCACAATTTTTTGATAATCAATATAATTTGCATGTTATTAAAAATTTAAATTATACATTAAATCTTTCACCAACTAATATAGATTACTTAAATTATTCATTTCAAGATAAAGAATTTTACTTTTTTATTGCCAATTTGTTAAATATTAAATCAATTGATCCTAATCATGAAATTATATATTATACAAAATGGCAAAATACATATTATGAAATTGTAAATAGTTATATTATCCGTAGACCAGAACTTGGTGCATTAAATACGATTATTACCAATATGAATACTGAAATAACAAATTCTGTTCAAATTAATAATTATGTATTTAATTATAATACTATATATCCTACATCACCAATTGATTATCAATATACTATTACATTACCAATTGCATTAACTAAAGATTATTATATTACATTTAGGGAATTTGAAAATGTAACTAATAATAAAAATTATCTTTTAGATTATAAAACATCTTTCTTTTCTATTTTTAATAGAAATTATATTTTAGTAAAAAGAAATGGTATTATTCTTGGTGCTGCTAATATTAGTCAAGTTACTGATATTGATCCCTTTCAAATAATTGTTAGACCTTTCAGACACATTATTAAAAATAAATTATTAAATAACAATGGATATCCTTTATTTATGTATTATGGATTAAATTCATTACAATTTGAACCAGTAAATTTTGCTAATATATCATCTTATAAATTAAATATTAATCAACTTCATGAATTTACATTAGATAGATCTATTCAAATTGAAGTAGGTTCTATATTTATAATTGGTATAAATTCAACAGAAAAACCCAGTAATAATTACAATCAATTATATGGTATATTCCAAATTGATCAAGTTAGAAGATCTTTTACAACGATAGATGAATTTACTATATCTGGATATACTACAACATTAACAGCACATCCAATTGAAATAGATCAAATATATTCAACTGATACAATTTTAATAAATACAAATACAAATATTTCTTCGAATACTTATTATCCAAATTATAATTTATCTACATCTGCATCATACTCAACCAATGAATTAATTAACTTGATTAAACAAAATATATATTCAGATCTTACAATAAATACATTGGAGGTAACTCTTATAAATTCTGTTTCACAAAATTTAATTAGTTCGATCGTAAATACAACTGATTTTCTATTAACATCCGATGTAATTACAACGATTCAATCCAGTGTTCAACAAAGTTTATTAGATAGTTATGATGTATTATACAATTATTTATCCAAGGTATATTTTAAAACTGTTATTAAATCTCAAACTAATCAAGATTATTTAAATAATGTGTATTATAGTGTAAATTATGGTTATGAAAATAAATTATTTAATTTTACAGGTTCAGCTAGTATATCTTTTGCTAATTTAATAAATGGTATATTTAGATATCAAGAATATTTAACTAAAATAATTAATACAAATATTGCTACTAATGGATATTCTGAATCTCAATTTTCATATATTAATTATTTAACTACCCATATTATTAATCAATATCAAACACTTTCTCTTAATTATAATAATACATGGTCTTCAGCATTACTAAATATTAGTCAAAATTTAAGTGATGAATTCATTAAAATTATAAATTATGTACAAGCTGGTAATACATCTGGTTTACAAACATTAACATCTTTTATTTTTAATGATGACATTTCATTTACTATCCAAGAATTAACTAATATTACAATTACTTATAATAAAAGAGATGTTACAATTGCTAATATATCTGATTATTATTCAGTAACTTATAATGTACCATTAAATTTAATTAAACTTGGAACAAATAGTATTACAATTGATCTTACAAAATTAATTCTTAGTATCCAAGATGCATTTAATTTCCAAAATATTGATTTAAGTACAATTGTATTTAATTATACTACAAATTCTAGTTCAGGATCATTAAGTGCTATAAATATTACAACATTTTTAGATAATTATTCAATAAATATAATTCCTGTAATCAATAATACTACTAGTTTTTCTAGACAATTGTATGGTAATAATATATTACTTGATTATATCAATACTCAAAGTGATTATATGTTTATCTTAATGCAAAATTATGAAGAAACCAGATCTAAAATTATAAGAAATGGTGGAACTAAATATTCAACATATCAAGAAGATATTATTGATCAAAATCCATTATTAGTAGATAATACATTTTTAATTACCTTTTTATCAGAACAATATTTTCCAAGATTTTTATACAGTAAAACTGCTCAAATATATCAAAATATTTATCAAAAAACTAGTGAATTATCTGAAAATTATGCTACTGTAAATTCATCAATTTATTTTATGAATAATATAAATTATCCTAGAACAGATGGTTATAATTACTTAAATAATGCTCAAGGTTCAATTCCTTTTATGGATCCTACACAAATTCCAGCAATATTAAATCCGAATGAATATGCATATACATTATTGGACAAAGTATCAAAATATACTGTACAAATATCACCACAATCATTTTCATTCATGCATTATTTAGAAGAATTGGAAGAACATAATAATAATTTCTTACAAAAATCATATGCACAAGCATATTGGAATAATCAATTTGTTAACATAAATAGTTCTATTAGTAACAATTATATTGCAGCCATATCAGGAAAAGATGATGCATTATTAACTTATTATATTTATAAATATTTAACGGAATTATTAACTTATTGGGGTGATATCTATAATATTCCAGTTAATTTAGATGATACATATTTTAGAACTATATATCAAATGTCTCCACAAGTATTAGGTTCATTATTATACAATACATTTTCTACTGTTTTACAAACAACATCTTTTATAAATAATGATCAAAATACCCAATATAACCATTTTAATAATCTTATTCAAGTATCTAATCAAAATAATACTTTACTTAACTTGTATACTAGTTATAAATTACTTCCTCAATATACAATTACAAATGATACAAATTTTACTAATACTGTAAATAATTTAATTCAAGAAATTTCCTATGTATTCCAAGTTACATCCAGATTATTAAATAAACATAATATTAATGTTGTTCAAGCACCCGGATTAAGTCTAAGTAACTATCCTATTGTCTATAGTATTCATGGTTCTGGTAAATTAGTAAAAATTATATTAGCCACTGATCAATATACATCAAATTATAACTTTAATTCATCTATTGCATTTCCCACTGGATATTATGTTGATGATTATTATAAATTATTTAATTTATCAATACATTATGATTATCAAAAATACATGTTCTTTGCAGGATACGGTGGTATATTAAGAGATACTCAGTACCCCAATAAGACATTACAAAGTTTTTATGCTAAAGTAAATAATTATCTTACTGCTGATATAAATACAGTTGATTTTGCATTTTTTGAAGCATTCCAAACTGGTGCATATTTACCAAATATGGAAGGTCATATTGTTCAAAGCTATCAAGCATGGGTTCAAAGAAGTGCACAACCTTATTTCTATTATTACAATTTGATGGGTCAATTTTATGATATGATGTATATCTATACCGGAAGATCATTTATTTCAGAATACTATACTAATACTACAAATAACACAATAAAATATAACAACAGACCTGATATAATTCAAGGTATTCAAATTTTTGCAACACGTTCAGCATATGGTACACGTGATGCAGTTCAAAGATTAAAGGGTGTAAGTATGAGATATAATTTATTAGATCAACGATTATATGGTATTGATAATAACTTTTCTATAAATTATGATACCAATCAAGATCCTATTCAAATTATTAATGTATTATCTATATTAAATCAACGTTTTACAGATTATCAAGAATTTTTAGTTTTATTAAAATACGGAAGTAATGTATCTGGTTCTTATCCTATTTCAGATGTATATTCATCAATCTTAACTCAATTTAAAGTAAATTTTATTAGCATGAATGATTTAGATATATTTAATGGATGGAATTCATATTTATTAAATTATTCAACAATCTATAAGTATAAATATGCTCCTGTTATTAATGGTTTATCAAGTAGTATTGATTTATATAATAGCATGTGTGCTAGCTCTTTAGATTTTTCTTCTCTTGGTTATGAGATCTCTAATTTTTTAAATAATTTTAATGTTATTAATCAAAGAAATTTTGCAGATACAATTGCATTAAAATATGAATCAGGTTCACTATACAGTCAATTGATTAATGAATTATTTACATCTTTATCTACTATGCCATATTTTCAAGAAAAAGATAATTTAAATAGTGATATTCAATACTGGAACAATAATAGTTCATTAATATCATTAAATTTTTTGAATATTTCATTAAGTAATATAATGGGTCCTTATCAATCTGATATATCTGCATTCAAACAATTATTTACTAGTATGTTGAATTACAGACAAAAAAATGTTTCTACCACTGTACAAACAGATCAAGAAAAACAATTATATAATGATTATTATTCTATCAACGATGTTACATCAGTAACATTTTATGATAAATTCTTTAAATTTGAAACATATGTTGATTATAATTTAATTCCCTTAATTTACCATGATATATATAATATTCAAAATGCCAGTAGTACAGTTGTATTTTATATGAACTATTTATTTTCTTTTTTGAATAATAAATCAAGTAAGCCCAATATTAAAGATTTTGATGATCCTACATTACCAATTAGTTACTATTTTCCTAAATACTTATCATCTGGTATTGATTATTTTCTTGCAAATTTCCATCAATTAAAGTTTGATTCAACGGGTTTCTATCCTTATAAATCAGTTCCTACTAATGTTTTAACATTTAATGGTTCTATTGTAGCTCGTCCTAATTCATTCATGTATATATTTGTATTATTAAAAATTCAATATAGAAATTATTATTATAATACAATTGATAATGCATATTCTTATGTAAATACTATTGATTATAATGGAAATCCTGTTAGAAAAATAACAGTATTAAATACATATTCTGCATATCCTGATATTCATGCAGATGTTACTGCATTTGATAGTATAATAGATTCATTAGCTATTACTGGATCAATTGATCATTTACAAAATATTACTCATCCATTTTTAGTAAACAAACATGTTGATAATTTATTATTAATCAAAGATTTATTGAATGATTTAGCAAATGTTCCATCTAACGCATCAATTAATACAATTTTAGGAAATAATGATAATTATATTGCATTTTTAAATGAAAGAACAATTGTAACTAATTCATTTGATACCACTGGATTAATTTATGGTCAATATCCTTATACATTAGGTGTTCTATCAGATTATAATACAATGGGATTTATTCCAATTGTTGATTCAACAGGTACTACAATTAATGTATATATTGAAGGTAATATAGTATTACCATCTTTAATTTATAAACTTTATTACTTTTTTATTTCTGAATGTTTCATATTAAATCAAACTGAACTAATTGGTTCTTCTTTTCAAAATACTCCAATGTCATTAGGTAATATTTTAGGTCAAATTACTGCTTCATCATGGAAGAGTGGATTAATAAATTTAATATCTGAATATTTATTTTTAATATTAAAATCAAAAAAGATTATTTATCAAAATAGTGTGTATGAAATTAATTTTAATGATATTTATAATAGATTGAAAGTAAGTACTGATCTTGATTCTATAAATGACTTTATAGAAATGTTTATTAGTTCATTAGTAACAATAAATATTTCTAAAGTTACAGTTGGTTCTCAAACATTATATAATTACTTTGGAGAATATGAACAATTTAAAATTCCTAAAATTTTTTCACCGGTAAGTATCAAAAAGAATTTTGCATATGCTCAATATTATAGATTAATGTTTGCTCTACGTCAAAGTTTAATTGGACCTTATAATAATTTTGAAGAAAGAGTTCAATTTCATAATACATATGATTATTGGACAGTTAATAATAAAGTTTTAATTAGTGATTATACAGTAATTACATTTAATAATTATAATTATTTGGTTCGTGGTAGTGAAGCAAATCAAATATTAACTGGATTAAATTATTATTATAATAATTCTACAAATGTTCCTAAGAATGTATTCACTGCTATTATTGATTATATAATTACATTTATTCAAAACGCAATTGTAACTGCTACTGAAAATAAATATATATATCAAGATTTTGCATATCAAAAAAATGGGTATAATGTTATTATGACAATATACAATGTATTTTTTACAACTAATTCAAATCTTTTTAATATAAATATAGACACTGGATCTCAATTTATTATTGGAACATCTATTAGTGGTACTGAACCTTCTTTTAGTATTTGTTATAGTTCATTACCATTTGGATATCAATATGACTTTACTGATAATAAATTAATGTATCAACAATTATTATATCAACAAACAGCTACTGATGGAGTTAATATTCTAAAAACTATGTTCAATGTATTTAAAAATATTCAAAATATTAATCAAACATTAATTACTCTATTAAGTTATTCAGTACCATATGTTCCTGGTCCTGGTGTAGTAAATGAATCAGATTATAATTTTATTTATTTTCCTACATTTCTTGAATCATTTATTTATTATGACTTTACATCTGCTACTAATCCTGATTTAGGAGTTAATATAATTTTATCTCCAAATACTGCAACTTTTGGTCAACCTGGATTATATAATGTAATTTTAAATAATTGGTCAAGATACTATGGTAACTACTTTTATGTATATAATACATATGCACCTAATGAATCAACTTATTTAGCTACTGGTGATGTTATATTTAACAATGGTGTATATTCTTCAACAATATCAATGACATTTAACACATCTGGTAAAAATTATTTATCAGTTACCAATGCATTAATTGATGCAACTCACCCATTTGGAACTAGTGTAGTGTCAATTAATGTAACAGAACCAATTACCGTTTCTAGTATTTCAGATGGATTTTTAGATAGTTATTATGCAATTATTACAATTCCCAGAAATTTTTTAATTACTATCATTGGTTGGTCAACAAAAATTGGAATTAACAATTTATATGTATTTTTTTCATTATCAAATGATGGTAATAATTTAATGAATGCTGCAGATATTCCTAATGTAGCAGATGGACCTTTTCCTATTATTACATATGTTCTTCCTAATAGTAACATTACTAATTATGCTATTAATGCATTAGTAACCTTTCCCAATCCTAAATCTGTTTATGTGTATGTATCTGATGTAAATAATGTTGCAAATTTAAATAATGCAAAAGTATTTGCACTTATACCCAATATTACAAAAGAACAATCAATTAATGTAGTAAGTGATATAAATCCCCAATCTTTTATTGGACAAATAGATAGTTATACTGGATTATTAACTGTACCTAAGACATATAATATATCATTAAATTTTTGGTCATCCCTCTATGATATTAATAATTTATATGTATATTTTGCAAATAATGTTCTTGGACAAAATTTGGGTAATGATATTCAAAATTTAAATACACCTCAAACACGTGCTACTATTAATAAAGTAGGTGATACATTTATTTTAAGTTTTAGTGCT